CGTCCCAACATGACGGACAAAGCATGGCTTCAAGAATATGAGTGCCAATTCATGGGTACGGGAGATACGTTTATCGACAGACATACCTTGGGCGTTATGATGGAAACTACGAGCGAAGACTTCGTCAGTCGGTATACCCATCGCATGCGCGTGTGGGAGGACCCTAAACCTTACTGTCACTACCTAATTGCTATCGACGCCTCCTACGGGAGGGAAAGGGACCACTCGGCTTTCCACGTAATTAACCTGTACAATGGGGAGCAAGTAGCGGAGTTCTACTCCAACGTGACCCCTATTAACCGCTTTGCCGAAGTGATTAAGGAAGTCGGGTATCAGTACAACGTCGCTTACTGCCAAGTGGAACGTAACGGACTTGGGTTAGCTCTCATCGAACAATTATGGGAGGTCCAAGAATACGAGAACCTAGTTATGGACGATAAAGGTGAGTTTGGAGTTATGTTAACTAACAAAACTAGAGAAGTCGTTTTGGCGGATTTAGAGATGGCAATGAGGAATAATAAAATAAAAGTAAATTCTTCGCGCACAGTTAATGAGCTTTTAACTTTTATTATACATGAGGATACTGGAAAAGTACAAGCCGATGACGGATACAATGACGATTTAGTTATGAGTTTAGCATTAGCAGCACACAGCATGGATACGATTGTTCAGGGCTCCCCGGAACCCCTGTCATCGAATGAAAAAGATATTAATAAAACATTACCTGTACCGGTAGTGAGCTCTAAATATCAAAAGGACGAGGATATCTCGGAGTACCACCAATGGATGAACACATAGACGAGCAAAAGACTCTCAAAGAGAACAATATGGGAGCCACGGAATTCCCGGCACCTTCCATTTACGGGAAGGACTCCCCTGGATATCGTGGAAAGTTCTTCGCGTTCTGGCAGAGCGCGTTCGGAAAAAAGAAGAGAGGAAGACCCCCGCAACAACAGCCACAGGCTGGAGATGCTAAGTCCGTAGCCGACGATACGTTTAATGATGTAGGCGCAGGGTACGGTCACAATAAAGGGCAAATGGTTATGCCCCGCGTCGAGCAAGAGCGTAGGCGTAAATATAAAGATTATGAGAAGATGGACGAGTACGCCGAATGCGGTGCTGCTTTAGACATCTACGCAGATGACGGTACACAGGAAAACACTAAAAAAGAACTGTTTGAACTCAATACTGAGAACTCCATAATCAAGACCGAGGTACACCGTTTCGTTAAGCAAGTGAAGCTTGACCGTAGTATCTGGGACATTATTCGAAACGTTGCCAAGTACGGGGATTGTTTCGTCGAAAACGTTGTTGATTTGAATAACGTGGAGGCGGGTATTCAACGTCTGAAAATTCTTAACCCTAACTTTGTTTATCGAGTAGAAGACAAGTACGGCTATTTAAAAGAATTTATCCAGGAAATCCCAAAGAAGAATGCGATGGTAGACAGCTACGCGATGACCTTTGAACCTGATAAGCAAAAAAAGAACTTCATCAGGCTAGACAAAGACCAACTAATTCATTTTCGTAAGTTCACCTCAGACGCTAATTACTACCCTTATGGCAAAGGAATTTTTGCCTATGCCGTAAGGGCCTTTAAATCCTTGATTCTTATGGAGGATGCAATGCTCATCTATAGAATTCAGAGAGCGCCTGAACGCAGGGCTTTCTACCTGGAGACGGGTAACCTGCCTCAGACTAAAGTGGAAGCGTTTGTAGAACGTATTAAAAATAAATTTAAGAAGCAACCTCTCTTTAATGTTAATTCTAATTCCGTAGACCAACAGTACAACCCCCTTTCCGTAGACGAGGATTTCTTTATCCCGGTCCGAAACGGTCAAGGAACTAAGATTGAGGTTCTCCCCGGAGCACAGAACTTAGGCGAGACGGATGACGTTGCTTATTTCAGGGACAAGATGCTGGCTGCACTAAAAGTTCCTAAGGACTTCATCGTGGAGAAGGACAAGTCCCCTGAGCGCAAAGCCAACCTTTCCCAGCTGGACGTTAAATTCGCCAAGGCGGTTCACCGTTTGCAAAGGGATGTTGAAGCTGGTTTGAATGTATTGCTTAAAAGACACCTAACTCTCATTGGTCTACCAAAGAGTTTGATTGATGCAGTTGAGATGCGCCTAACTTCCCCTTCTGATATGTTTGAGAAGAGGCGTTTAGAAGTAGACGAACAAAAAGTACGTATCGTTGCAGCCGTCAAAGGTCTAATGATGTTCGACAAAGAGTACCTCTACAAGACATACTTTGGTATGACTGACGGGGAAGCTTCCGAGATGGAAGACCGCGTTAAGAAAGAAATGGATGCAGAGGGTGGTCCAGAGATGATGGGCGGGATGGGCGCTCCAATGCCGGGTGCTCCACCTCCAGGTGAAGAGCCTCCTGTCGAAGGCGCTGAGGAAGCTGATATTGGGCAGGCGGGTGAAGACCCACAAAACACCCCGCCAGGAACGACGCAAATTGGTAGGCCAGGAAACGTCGCTACCAAGAAATTCGAGCCTAATTAAAATATTTTTAAATTTTTTAAAAAAGTGTTGCGTATCTTATGTATATACGAGTACATAGGATACGTACACCCCAATGGAATTTCAAGATATATTTACATCCCGTGACCAAAGTTACACCAATATTAATATTGGCATGAACTATTTGAGTCGACTCGTTCGTGAAAACTTAACTGTTTTTAATTACAATGCAGCTAAGAATGCAGTAACTTTTCTATCCGACAGTGATAAGCTCATCAAGTGTACGCTTAAGGAAGACAAAGGTCATATTAGCTTTAGTAATTTCGAATTAGAAGAAGCAGCGGGTGTTTTCTCCGATGAGAAGATTGATAATTTTGCAGACGGATGCGTCAAACACTTTATCTCTTCCTTACACGAGGACAAGTATGCAGATGCCGAGTACGGTTTCTCTCAGCTGCTGACGGCTTGGGAAACGCGCAACGACATTAATGAAGCACGGACTCGTTTAGAGAAACGCCGTGCTCGTTTTGATGATAGCCAAAATATTACAGACACATCTGAGTGGGCTAAGCTTACAGAGGTGAAAGACAAAGTTATTGAATACGTGAAGGAAAACAAGGAGAGCCTACTTCAATACGAAGATGTTGTAAACTCTGTTAAACTCACTAACGCTTTGGGCAAAGCCTTCAATCTCCCTAAGACTGACTGGAATTCTTTGGTAGAGACGAGCAAAATTGACGTTGAGTACGATACTCGGCGCACAGTCTTTGAAATGATTGCAACTCAAGAACTGATTCGCAACGAACTAACCGAATCTAAAGAAAACTTCACCGGAGCTTGGGTGGGTAACACCAAAATAGCGAAACTTGCTTCTTGCATTTATGAAAATGAGGAAAAAATTCGCACATCATTGGCCGAGGCTGTTAAATCAGTACCCTATCTTGCCCTTTCAAGCAAGAGCGACATTAAAGGAGTCTTCGGTGCTATTTACGAGTCTTCAGACATCAAGAACATATCCCAAAAGGACATTCGCGAGTTCGTATCCAAGATTTTTGAACTGAAAAAGCCTATGAAACTAGGTATTATCCAAGAATTGAACGAATCTTACGGTATTAATGTCCAAAACATGAAATTCGTACCAACTTTCTCTAACTTGGCTAAAGCACAGTCGGTCTTATTCGAAGCTCTAGCACGTTTGAGTGACAAAGAGAGCGTCGTTAGGGACGTTTTCACTGATTTTGCCAAGTCTATCCACAAAAAGGGTGGTATTCAGACTCTGGACGTGAACGACTTCATCTCTGAGGTCTTGGACGGCGCGGAAATTAACCGTTCAGCCGAACTTTACCGCCCGGCTAACCTCGATGAGGTAGTGGAATCCGTTGATTTAACCAATGAGCGCCAAAAGTACGGTGGAAACAAGGGGGATATCCCTGACGCAGACCGTAAGAAGAAGGGTCATTATGGACGCGGCGGAAAGACTAAAGAAACCGCTGAAGAAGAAGGTGAAATCGATTTCAAAAACGGCAACGGAAAGAAAAACGGAAAGAAAAACGGTAAGAAAAACGGTAACGGGGATGATGAAAATGGTGACCCAAGAGCCTTCGGCGGAAAAAAAGGTGATAAATCAAAGACTCACAAAGGAGAAGACTTTGAACAGAAGTGGGGTGGTAACAAAGGTGATAAATCAAAGACCCACAAAGGAGAAGACTTTGAACAAAAGTGGGGTGGTAACAAAGGCGATAAGTCTAAGACCCATAAAGGAAAAGACTTTGAACTAAGCAAAGACCAAGAGAAGGAAATGGATGTAGATAACGATAAGGATATCGACGCCAAGGACTTAGACAAGCTCCGCAAAGGTAAGAAAGGCAAGAAAGACCTTAAAGTTAAAGATAAAGGAGCCGGTCTCGGGTTAGATGTAGATGACGTGGATGAAGCAAGCACTTACTCTCCCGTAGAGGGAGACGACAATTCAGTTGGTATGAGCGACAGTGAAATGGGGAACCTTATGGGCGAGCTTGAATCACTGTTCCAAGATATTGATTGGGATGCGATTGCGCAAGAAGACAACGACCTGAATGACGACGGCGTTGACTACGATGGAGAACTAACTGACCGCGAGTTTAGTACTGGCGATGACGCCATGGACCAGCCTTTCGCCGGAGAAGCCCCAGGAGAAGGAATTTAATCTTCCATAAAGCCCTGCTTTAACCAGAGAATCAAATATCCAATATGCTTTTCTCTTAACGAGTTCAGCAACATTGTAATACTATTCAATGACTTTATAGACTCTTCAGATACTTCTGCGGAGTCTATTATTTTTTGTAGTTGCTGTATAGCAAACTTTATATCTTCTCTGTCTTCAGGCTTGAGGCTGTTTAAAGACCTAATCCAATCATCTCTTGTTCTAATTACCATCGATTTGTACTCCTAGAGACTTATACGCGCGTCTCCTGGCGCGGGAATGTTCCTTCAGATAAGGAACCTCGTCCATGAAGTCATAGATGCTTACAGTCTCTTTTGTTTCATGAATTCTCAAAGCTCTTCCCAAAGCTTGTAAAGTTGCTATTTCAGACTTAAGACCACGAGCATTTATAAGATGTGTAATCTCTGGTATATCTATACCCGTCTGCATTATTTTAGTACCTATTAATATAGAACGACTGTTACTTTTAAACGCAGTAATAGTGTCTTTTCTGGTAGTAATGTCGTCCTTCCCTTCTAAAGTAAGGCTTTCAGGAATCATCTCTTTCAAAATACTTAAGTGTTTTAGATTCTTCACGAGAATAAGTATCTTACCTTTTTTAATTTTTTTACAAATATTTTCTATCTTTTTGTTTCTCGCGGTGTTCTTAATAATATGGCTATCATAAATATCCATGTACTGAGCGTCTAGCAGTGAATGGTCAGTGTAAGGCTCCATCTCTAAAAAGGTAATGATAGGAGGCGTGAGGAACCCTTCTTCTACAAGGTCAGTGACGTCCACTGTGGAAATTTCTCTCCCTAAGTAGGTTACTAAGTTAAGCCTAGCGTACCTGTCCTTAGGAGGAGTAGCCGACATACCAAACCTGTAACTAGCTTTAGGAAAGGACTTTACAACCTTCGTGGTAAGCTTACCTTTGGAAAATTCATGCACTTCATCGAAAATAATAAACTCCGAATGGTCTAAATGAGTATCAATAACTTTGTGGATAGATTGAACAGTACACAAAGTGATAGGTTTAATATCTGTACCATCCCCATACACCCGTCCTACATCAAAACCGTTATTAGTAAGGAATTCGTAGGTCTGCTCCAGGATTGATTTTTGAGTAAAAAAGATTAAACCCATTTTACCTTCAAGAGCTTTGAGTATCCCAGCAAGAATGATTGTCTTACCAGCACCTGTAGGAGCTTTGATAATAGCCGCTCTCCTTTCCAACGCAAGGTCTATAAGCTCCTCTTGGTATTCACGGTAGGTAATTGAAGGTATAGACGTGTCTGGGCTATCTATAGGGGGAGAACGTAAATCTTCTACTGTATACT